AACTAATGAGCCGCCGTCTGACTAAGCGCTAGGGTTTCCGCGACACTCCGTTGTTATAAGGTTGAAGGATCTGAATAGGAAAGCGGTGAAGCAGTGACTGGCAAACTCAAAACTATTCTCAGCGGTGTGACTTTCTGGTCAGTGCTTGTCTTCCCGCTGATCCTAATGTGTATAGTTTTGATATTTTTGCTCATTACCAATGTAAATGCTGGGTTGTCCGCGATACTTCTACTTGGTGGGGGAGCAACAGTTTGTGCTCTCTTCTCAATTGGGCTCGCGTCAATCTATTTCGATATTCGATCTGATCATCGAGAAATCGAGAAGCAGCGTAAGCAGAGACACACTAAATAAGACCTCACTCGGATGCTACCTGCCATGATCTGATCATCGCTGGTTGCTTTCTCGACCTTTGGGGGTCGCGCAGTGGGGCGCAACAGAGTGTATTCGAAAAGGTAGGTGAACTATGTGTGGTATCGAATGGTGCTCATTCTCATGGGAAGCGTTCATGGGGCTTCTAGCAGTCTTGGGGGCGATTGTTGTAGGGATAATGCAGGTCCGAATTCTTAAGCGTCAGTCTGAGATAGCCGCTGATCAATACCAACTGCAGCAACAACAGTTGAGATCCGAACTTTATCAGAACCGCGCGGAAGTCTATGCGGTAGCTCACGATTGGTTTGATGTTGCGCTTTCGCAGAACCAATTACCATCCTTAGCTATGGAACGGGAATTTAAGAAAGCTGTTGGTGCCGCAGAGTTTTTGTTTCGTGATGAAGTATCAGACAGCATGCGGAGTTGGTTCTTGAAAACGGGAAGATACTTTGGGCAGCGTGATGCAGGTAACATGCAAGAGGCTATGCACCTCGAATCCGAACTGCGTGGGGAGTACGAAGGACTACAAGCGTTGTTTGAACCGGAAATGCGGCTGGGTGAACAACTAGAAAGTACTGACGAAGACTGATCACTGAAAGACCTTCCGTATATCCCCTTTTGTTTAGAAGAGAGCAAAGCGGAAACCGGCGGCATAATCAAAAAGAAGTGCGCGCAGGTTAAAACCCCAAAATGTTACACTATAACATGCCATTTGGGCCAGTGTTGTGCGTGTGTTCAACACCTGCTGACTGAGAGCACGCGAACGGCACGCCGTCTATTCGCCTAGTACCGGACCCTGTGTCCGGAAGTCGATTTCTCCACTGTGAGATTTTTCTGTCACTGCCAGCGAATGGTTCGCTAGGTCCGAAACAGGAAAAGCAAATGAAACTCCCTGAACTACTTGAGCAGCGCGCCGTGAAGATTGCGGAAATGCGATCTCTTCAAACCACAGCCGACAAAGCATCCCGTGACTTGTCTGGCGAAGAACGCACTCGCTTCGATGCTCTTGAAACCGAAGTGAACGGTCTCGACTCCCAAATCAAACGCGCGAAAACCCTCGACAACCTGGAACGATCTGCGGAAGCGACGCCGCTGAATGTTGGTACGCGAGACTTCCAAACCGAAGCGTCGCGCTACAGCCTCACACGCGCACTTGCTCATGCTTCCGGGCTTCGTGTCGATGCCGGTCGCGAATTGGAAGTGTCGCAGGAAATCGAAAACCGTTCAGGCCGCAAAGCCCAAGGTATCTTCGCCCCTGATTCCGTATTCCGCGTTCAACGCAATCCAAACATGGAACAACGCGTTGTGACGTCCGCCGGTGACGGTGCTGGCCTGGTCTTCGAAGACGGACGCCCGCAAGACTATATCGATGCACTCCGCGCAAACCTGATTACGGCGCGTCTTGGAGCGACAACGCTTTCCGGTCTTGAAGGCAATGTAGGAATTCCGAAACTCGCATCATCTGCGGGCGCGGAATGGGTCGCTGAGAATGGCGCGCTTACATCCGCTGATGGCGATTGGGACAAGGTGACAATGTCTCCGAAACACGTCGGCGCGCTGACGGAATTCAGCCGCAACATGCTACTTCAGTCTTCCCCGGACATCGAACAACTCATTCGCCGCGACTTTGCCGCTTCGCTTGCTGTTGCGCTGGACGCGGCCGCGCTGGTCGGCGGTGGTTCGAATGAACCCGATGGTATCATTACCCAGCTAGTTGCCGGTTCCGGTCTTGGGACTCTTGGTGGGCCGACCTGGTCGGAAGTGCTTGGCATGATTGCCAACATCGAACTGGCAAACGCGGCAACCGGCCGTCTCGGTTGGGCAGTCAATCCCGGCGCGGTACGCACCCTTCGCAGCACGCCGAAGCTGTCATTCGGGTCGCCCGCAACGGACGGTATGGGCGGGTTCATCATGGACGGTCCGAACGAATTGGCAGGCTATTCAGCCGCGTCGACCACGTCGCTTCCTGGGTCACTTGGTTCCCCGGCCGTGGGTTCCGCGATCTTCGGCGACTGGTCCAGCCTACTTGTGGGTTATTGGTCTGGTGTCGACTTGCTGGCGAACCCTTATGCGGCGGTTCCGTACAGCAAGGGCAACACGCAAGTGCGCGCGCTCCTGACGGCTGACGTTGCTGTTCGCCACACGGAATCGTTCACCGCTGCGACGGACATTCCAGCCGCCTCTTAATCAAGGATTGCCGCGCGGTTGGAGTTCGCCGCGCGGCATGGGGGCGGTGGTTTGCGGGAATGTTTTCTTCCTTTCATTGACCGCTGTTTCGGGCCGTCGCCCCCATTCTTGCCACCAATGGATTTAATCATGACACAGACACTTGAACGCCGCGCTGCGGAATTGGAAATCAGGGCACGGGGCCGAACCCTCGAAGGTTACGCCGCCGTGTTCGATCAGCGCACCCGAATTGACGACTTCGACGAAGTGATCCTGCGGGGGGCTTTTGCCGACTCCCTTCGTGAAGGCGACAAACTAGCTCTAGTCGATCATGACGCGTCGAAGCTACTTGCGCGCACTCGCAACGGTTCGCTGAAACTGGCCGAAGATACGCGTGGTTTGCACTTCGAAATCGCCGCCCTTCCGAAGACAAGCCTTGCCGACGATGTGCTTGCACTTGCTGACGCCGGTTCGCTTGGCGGCGCGTCGTTTGGCTTCATGGTCAAGCGGGATGCATGGCAGGGGTCGTTGCGGACGCTAGAAGCCATCGACCTTCGCGAAATCTCCATTGTGAACGCCTGGCCAGCTTATCCGCAAACAACTGTCACCGCGCGTTCAGCGGCGCTAGCCGGTCGATCTGATCTTGCGCGCCGTATTTCACTCCTGGAATTGGGAGGTCGCTAATGTTTACCCGACTTCTGAACGCGTTCGGCTTTGAGCGCCGCGACTACAATCCTGCTTTCGCACCGGATGCATGGGGGCGTGCATTGCGACCCGCTTCTTACGCCTCACCAAGCGCGGTACTATCGAACGTCGCGGTTGCAACCCGGTGCGTTGCTATTCGGTCGGAAATGCTCGCAGCCATGCCTCTGAAACTGTATCGACGCAAACCCAATGGGGACAAGGAACGCGTAACCGATGGACCGTTTGCCCTGGTCTTGGGAGACTTGTTCAACCCATTGATGACCGCGTTCGAAGGGAAAGAATTTCTGGTTCGACAACTAGACCTGACCGGCAACGCATATGCTCGAATTGAACGGAATGGAAATGGGCAGGTTTCAGCGCTTTGGCCGATTCCAAGTTCTGCCGTGACGGTTGAGCGTCTCGAAAGTGGTCGGCTTCGTTATCGCGTCACACAATCAAACGCACGGGGTCCGGCTATCCTGTTGCAAGAAGAAATGCTGCATGTTCGCGCTTCGTCTGACGACGGACTTCTTGGGAACTCTCCAATCGCTATTGCGCGGGGAGTCTTGAGTCGCGCGATCAGTGAGAGTGAGACTGCGCAAAACCTTGCATCCAATGGTCTGCGTCCAGCGGGAGTTTTGGAACACCCTGGGAAACTAGGGGCAGAAGCCGTGCGGAATATTGGAGATTCCCTGATGGAACAAGGGGCCGGACCATTCAAAACGGGCCGCCCGATGGTTCTTGAAGAAGGCATGTCTTGGAAAGGCGTTTCGTTTTCGGCCGTCGATGCGGAGTTTCTGGAATCGCGCAAACTGTCCAACGAAGATACCGCGCGTATCTTCGGGGTTCCCGGCGGGGCGGTGGGTATTCGTGACAGCGTTTCTTACGGAAGCGCAGCGGCGGACTCCCAAGCCCTGGTGACGAATTGTCTTCAGCCGCTCGCCGAACGGCTCGAACAAGCCATTATGCGGTGTTTGCTGACACCTGAAGGTCGCCGCAACTACATCGTGGAATTCGATCTGAGGGGCCTATTGCGTGGGAACATGCAGGACCGGTTTGCCGCGTATCGGATCGGCCGCGAAATCGGCATTTACAGCGCTAACGACATTCTACGCGCCGAAAACGAACAGATGATTGAAGACGGCGACGAATATTTGAAGCCAGTGACGCTTGCCGGGTCATCCGCACCAAGAAGTGGGGGTGAAGATGTTTGATCGTATCGACAATGACCCGTCACGCCTCGGCGAATTGACAGACGTTGATCTAATCGCTGCGGAACGAATGCAAACTTGCGCGGGTCAGATTATCGCAACGCAACTGTTCAAGCGCCTCAACCGTGACGGTGTCGCGGCTGGGAAGCTTCTTGAAGACACGTTGAATTTGCCGCCCGAACGGATTGTAAAACGTGCGCGAAAAGCCAAACGGTGCACCGATGAAGGCAAGTCTCCAAGCG